GGGCGTATCCCGAGGGGCTATTTCGCAGTGGAAATCTGCAGGGATACCGGAAGGTCGCCAGTGGCAGATCGAAGCATTGACTAAAGGAAAGCTTAAGGCTGACCAGCCAGAAGCAGCGTGAGGGAAATGACATGTACGCAGATCCAAAACACATAAAGAAACACCCTTACAAGGTTTCTTTGAACGACGACGAGCAGCTCTTGCTCGAAGTCACCGCCCAAGCCGCAGGGCTCCAGCCGAGTGCATGGATACGCATGTTGGCTATGGAGCGCCTGGACGAACTACTGGAGACAAAAGATAGCGAACGCATCGCAAGTTAAACACGCACTTTCGAGTCACTGAGGTGGTCATGCCGGACAACACGCTGAATTTATCGCAGCGGGAAGACGAACGAATTAGAGGCTATGCAACCCAGCACGGCATTACAGAAGAAGAGGCTATTGGGAAGTTGGCCATTGAGCAGATACACGCACGACTGAATGTGCGCCACAAGAGGGGGGAGGTTAGGGCTTTTAAGTCACCCAAAAGTGACTGAATAGATTTCATAGGCACATGAACCAAAAAAACCGGAGAACGCAATGGATAACCAACACAAGAAAATCAACGGCTATCGGGATTTATCTCAGGCCGAAATCGACTTGATGAACAGGATTAAAGAGAAGGCTGCCGAAGTGGGCGAGCTGTGCGAGTCACTGAGAAAGGCAGAGTTCGCAACAACTTCCGATGAGCAGCCCGATCCACGCTGGCTATCTATCGGTGTGACGGATCTGCAAAAGGGATTTATGGCGCTGACACGCTCAATTGCGAAGCCGGGATTCTTTTAGTCTAAGCCAAAAAAAAACCGCCATCACGGGTGTAGCAAGCACCTAGGCGGGTTAATCAGAACACTGGAGGAGAAGATGATGACACAGCTAACAGTAAATGGGAATAGCGGCGATTTGACGATGAGCAGCCGCGAGATTATGCAGCTCACTGGAAAGCGCCACACGGATGTTAAGAGGGATATTTGCGTGATGCTGGAAGCGCTCGACAGAGATGTGAGCAGTTTTGCGCACACCTATTTTGACTCAATAAATCGCAAGCAGGTGGAATACCGGCTTGACCGAGAGCTGACCGAAACTCTTGTTACCGGCTACAGCATCCCGCTCCGCCACAAAGTAATTAAGCGCCTGCATGAGCTTGAGCGCGAACTGGGCAAAGCGAAAGTGCCAGCCTGGATTTCCACCTTGACCCCGCAAGCCAAAATTGCAATTGAAGACCTAAACTCTCAGGTGGACCACTACAAATCTGAAACCACCCGCCTGAACACAGTCTGCAATGACCTGGCGCTAAACCTGCGCGAAGGCATGACCATACCCGCCTTCTGTCGCCCTCTGAATGGCATCAACGTAAACCGAGTGCAGTCCAGTCTTGTCAGTCGTAAGCGCCTGCTAAAGACGGCTCACGGCTACCGAAGCGCCTCAGCTTATCGGGACAGACTTTTTACCGAGCGCCGCGACTGGACGACCGAAGGAATCCTTACCGAGCAAGTCATTCTCACGCTGCAAGGCGCTAAGTGGCTGTACTCCGAATACGAGAAGGGCCGGCTGGAAATGAAGAAGGACTGGAACGGGCAGTTTAGCCACATCCTTTTTGAAAAGTCCGAGGTGGCCGCATGAGCGCACTTAACGAATTAGCCGTTGAAACCATCGCTTACCTGGACGCAAAGCAAGCGACCCAACACAAGCGCGACGAGTACCGCCGTGTACGAGACCACTACATTGCCACCAACGGCGCGGGCCGCGACTGGAAAGACCTGGTGTGTGACCCCTCATTTCAGATGTTCACCAATAAATCTTATCGCGAATGGCGCAACGCTCGCAGCCAGCAGTACAACGCTGAGCGTCGAATGATGACGCGCTACCGGAAGACAAAGATGCGGGAGGTGGCGTAATGAGCGTTGTCTCAATCACAACAGCAAGGCGGGAGCGTATGCCCGACGACAAGCCAGAACTCAATGACGGTTACTCCAGAGTGGTGAATGTCCTGGCCGAAGGGTTGGCATCCACTGCACTGACCTCCCTGGAGCATCGTGTGGTGTGGGCCGTAATCCGCCTGACCTACGGGTGGCAAAAAGGTAAAGATCGGATTGCCGCCAGTCAGATAGCCAAGATCACCGGACTGACCCGTCAGAAATGCTCCAGTACGCTTTCAGGGCTGATCGAAAGGGGCGTCATCATCCGTGAAGGCGGGAGCCAGTCAGCCATAAAATTGAACACCAAAACAGAGCAATGGGCTGCTCGCGAGAAGGCCACAAAAGCACCTCAAAATACCAAAGTGAACCCAATTTCTAAAAACGGTTCACTGAACCCAATTACGGTTACGAATACGAACCCAATTACGGTTCACACCAAAGATAAAAGAAATAAAGATAAAAACACTACGTGTTTCATGGAGGAAGTTACCCCGTCTGAATTGCCCGCTACACCACTAAACCCCGACGCCGCTATCCAGAATAAATCCGGCAAGAAATACGGCCACCAGATCGACCTCGAAATTGCCGAGCTAATGGCAAGGGCGATTGATTCCAATCTGGGCAAAGACGCTCCGGTTAATCGAGACATGGCCGAGTGGGCAAACACCATTCGACTCACCCGCGAAAAAGACAACCGTGAGCCGGCAGCGATTCGCGCCCTGTTCGCTTGGGCCAATCAAGATTCATTTTGGTCAGCGAACATCCAGAGCCCAAAGAAGCTCCGCGAAAAGTGGTTAGTCCTGGCAGCAAAACGAAACTCACAGCGCAATGGTGGCGACAATGGAACTCATCGGGCAGGTAGTCAGCAATCTGACGAAAGACTCACACGGCAGCTCACCGACCTTGAATACGCAAGGGAGAACTTCTAATGCACCTCGATTCACTCCCGAGCAGATCAGCAAGACCAGCGCCTTCTTCGCTCGCATCGTCACCGTGTACGGCCGTGGCCGCGCCAAAACGCTCTGGGGCAACTCTGACGAGCAATTCCAGATTATGCGCCGCGAATGGGCCAAGACCATCGGCGGGTTATCCGTTGACCAGCTCGAAAACATCTTTGATCGACTCAAAGAAAAGCTGGCAGCCGGTGACGACAATTACCACTGGCCGGACATTGCGCGAATGCTCGCCCTGCTCAACGACGGAAAGCGCAGCGCGGCTCACCGAGTCTTTCGGCCAGGCTTGCCCGAGCCTGCATGGCGCAGAGAGCAGCGCCGCGAAGTGGGCCGCATTGCCAGCCAGACAGCCATGGCCGTCCTGCGCAACCGGGCCTGCTTCATCGAAGACCGACCGGAAGGGTGACGCCATGAGCCTGCGCCAAGCCGCCGAAGAAGTTATCCAAGGGCGTCAGGCCCGCAAAGAAATGAAGTACATCAGCAGTAACGCCAAGATCGCCAAAAAGTGCGAGGTGGGCCGCTCCGTCGTTGAGCGTGTGCTGCTGGGTCTACCAACACGCCTTGCCACCGACGAAGACAGGGGCAGGATTCTGGCGCTGAAAGCCGAGCACCACAGATTGCTGACGATCCAACGCTACAACGCCCTGCCCATTTCTGCCTACCGGCACGGATTCACGCCAAGCCAGATCAGAGCCGAACTTCAGCGCATGGGGGTGGAGCTATGAGGGTCTTAATCGGCTGCGAATCCAGCGGCATCATCCGTGACGCCTTCCGGGCGCTGGGCCATGACGCCTATAGCTGCGACCTGCTGCCGTGCGAAGGCGATACAGCATTTCATTTTCAGTGTGACGTTCGGACGCTGCTCAAGCCCGGTATGTGGGATCTGTTCATTGCTCACCCGGACTGCACCTATCTCACAAACTCCGCTGCCTGGGCGTTTGGCGATGGCCCTTACCACCAGAAAGTAAAGCCCGGGACGCTGGTAGGCGCAGAGCGCAGAGGGAGGTCGCCTTGGCTTTCGTTGAGGAAATGCTAAACGCGCCGGTTCCGTTCATTGCACTGGAAAACCCAGTGGGCGTTATCAGCACCCGAATACGCCCGGCCAGCCAGTACATCCAGCCCCACGAATACGGCGAAGACGCCAGCAAGAAAACCGGCCTGTGGCTCAAGAACCTTCCACTGCTTCAGCCGACTGGGAGTGTTGCGCCGCGCTTCGTTGATGGGCGCCCTCGCTGGGCCAATCAGACTGACAGCGGGCAAAACCGGCTATCACCCGGCGCGAATCGCTGGATTGAGCGCTCCCGCACATACCGGGGCTGGGCTGACGCCATGGCTGCCCAGTGGGGTGACCACGTAACAGCACAACAACTGAGGGTTGCAGCATGACCTGCCCACACTGCCATCGCGGAACCCACCTGCAAAACGGCGTCCACCTTGCCGAACTGGAAATGCACAAATGCGAGCGCTCGGAACTGACGCTGGAGCCGATGACCGACACGCCAAAGATCCGGGAAGTGTGGCATCAGCCGGGCAAGCGCACGGACCTGCCTTTTACCTCGGAGGGCAAGGCATGAAACTCCCAAAACTTTATGCACCAGTGTTAATTGAATTTTGGTCGCTCAGATGCGGGATCGGGTCAGGCTACGGCGTGGTTTTCGACATAGACACAAAGGTTTTCCGAAAGTGCATGAGGGTTCTAAGTGACGGCTCATGGTCCTGGCAGATCGTCGGGTACAACAATTTAAGAAAGCGGGATTATTTGGCAGAAGTCGATCAAGAAATTCTAACGGATTGTGGCGCAGATATTGAATTTTCAGTGGTGGCGAAATGACACAGCAAGAAACGATTTTAGAAGCTCTAGGAAACAACCCGCTCAATCGCCGCCGAATCGGCCAGCTGCTGGACGCAAGCGAGATCCAGGTGATGCGACTGATTAACGAGATGTGCGCAGCAAGCCTGATTTATTTAAACAGCTATGGCGAGTATGCCAAGCGCCCGCAAACGCCAAGTCCGGAGGCAGCATGAACAAACCAACAGCAGCGCAATTGAAAGACCCGCAATGGTGGGGCGTATGGGCCTCTGAAGATGCCACGCATTACAGCGAGTATTACGGCGCTTTCGTGAAGCCCTTCGATGCAGAGCAGTGGGTGGTGTTGCGCCAAGGTCCAAAGCCGGTCGTTACTTTTATGGACACCGGAATATTTATTGGTCGCCCAAATTCCAGCCCTGAAGACGTGCAGCCAGCCGCACCGGAGTGGGATGGCACTGGCCTGCCTCCGGTTGGGACTGAGTGTGTGTTTAGTCACCCCGGCGTTTGCGGATGGGTTAAGTGTGAGGTTCTTGCATATCACAATTCTAAAGTGGTTGTTTACACAGAAATTCCAATATTTTCTGACTTCAATGGATACCCAAACATTGAGGTTGATGAAGAGCTAACCTTCCGCAAAATCCGCAGCCAGGCAGAGCAGGAGCGGGAAAAAGTTGTTGATTCGGCCAAGGTGGTTTTTGACGAAGTTAGCGACCTGTTTACGCCAACTAACAACGCTTCACTGAACGCTCTTTTCAATGCCCTCTACGACGCCGGAATGCTGCGGAGGGCTGACAAGTGATCGCCTCTATCAGAATCTGGGCAGGCTGCAAGCTCATATCGGTCGCGCTCAAGCTCATGCCGCCCGCCTACCGCAATCAGCGCTTTGTTGGCAATGCCATGCGCACCGGGCATATCAAAGGAGGTGAGTGATGAGCAAGCCAGCCCGCAAAAAGACCAGCCGCGCCGTGATGTTCCGGGTAACGCCCGAAGGAACTTTGGCTCCAAATGATGACATTTCTCGGCAGACCCTGCGCAAGCGTGGCTTTCGTGTCGGGGATGTTCTTGCCGCTGACCCCAAGAAGCCGCGCAGCCTGCACAACTGGCGCCGCGCTCACAAGCTCGGGCAGATGCTGGTGGATAACATCGAAGGCTTCCAAAACATGGAGCCCCACGGCGTCCTCAAGCGGCTGCAATGGGAGGGCAATATTGGCTGCGAGGAAATGGGCGTCCAGGTTCCAGGCGTTGGCCTGGCCACCATACGGATGCCGCTCAGCTTGAACTTTGCCGATATGGACGATGGTGAGTTTCACGCGATCTATGGCCAGTTCTGTCAGCACGTTATCGACAACTACTGGACCAGCATGACGCCGGATCAAATCGAGCAAATGGCGAACTTAGTGGGGTTGGCAGCATGAGTAATAACGACAAAGCGATGATGGTTATGTACTTGCTGGCAATTCTTCTAATTGTTGGCGTCGTCATATTTTGGACGGTCCTCCAGTGGTCCGAGTGCCGGGATGCAGGGATGTCCGTTTTCTACTGCATAAAGCACGTCAGTTGACAGGAGGCAGCATGATTATCCACATGAGCTTTTCAATCCCTCACCGCCTGCGCACAGAAGATGGCGGTTATGTGTACATGACCTGGCACCGGTACTGCGGCCCAGAGTTTTACCAGGACCGCGAGTGCAACCGAGAAATTGTCGAATGGTGGAAGGCGCCGGCGCTGGATAGAGCGTTGAGCTGGTTTATTGGCAGAGGTGAAAAAGCATGACCAAAAACGAATTAAAGCGCAGATACCAGCCGGTGAATATCTCAATGCGCAGCAACTCAGCAAAGCGCGATCAGTCCGCAAAGATCGAAGCGCAGACGGCGGAATATCTGGCATCTGGCGGCAAGATCAAGTGTTCGGAAGTGGGCCGGAGCAAGGCGGTGGATCTGACTTTTCGGCATTACGCGCTTTCGGGCCTGGATGAAGTGGAGGGGGTGGAGTGAAAGACGACAACTTTGTGAAGTTCGTTATTAGCCTGGGCATTGCAGTTTGCCTGATAGCGCTGACGTCCATGATTCCGGCTGGAGGTGGTTGAATGAAAAAGTGCCGAATCTGCAAGTCTCCATACGAGCCCCACAACAGCCTGCAACGTGCCTGCGGGCCAACCTGTGCGTTGGCATTGGTCAAGCTCGATAACGAGCGCAAAGCGGCCAAGGTGGTCAAGGAATCGCGGGTATGGGTGAAGCAACAGAAAGAGCGGCTGAAAACGCGCCGCGATTACGAGAAGGACTGCCAGCGCGACTTCAACAAGTTTATACGCAACCGCGATTTGCACTTGCCCTGTATTTGCTGCGGGCAGTGGGGAGATGACGAGTTCTGGAAAGTTGGCGGCCAATGGGATGCGGGGCATTACCTCTCAGTTGGCAGTCATCCTGAGTATAGGTTTGACGAGGCCAATTGCCACAAACAGCTCAAGTCATGTAACGCAGGCGAAGGAAAGTATGCCGGGAAAAGGCGCACGGTTAGCGAGGAATACAGGGTGAGGCTAATTGAGAAAATTGGGCAGGCAGAAGTTGACCGGCTTGAAGGTCCGAATGAGGCGAAGAAGTACGCAGCTGATGAGATGAAAGCGATGGCGGCGCATTACAGGGCAAGAACGCGGGAAATACAAAAAGTGAGGATGGCGGCATGAGATTCAAGCAAGTAGTCAGGGCAAAAAATCGAAGAGCCGGCCGTTTCTCGCTGGCTAGCTGGAGCATTGATAACTCTGATGTTGCAGTAAGTCGAATTATGAGCCAGTGCATTATTGTTCGCGCCGAGATGGACTACATGAGAGGCACAATTGATTACCAGGCGATCAGCTGGCGATTCAGAGAAACGATTGAGGGCGAGATTTTGCCGCTTTATGTGTGGCACTACAACGACGAAACCGGACAATTAACGGTAACTGAGGTGTCGGAATGATTAATCCAAACAAGCAGGAAGCGGCAGATCTGGCGCATATCGCCGAGCATGTAGAAGCGTGGCCAAAGGGTGCCGATTTTATTTACCTGGGGCCGGGTGATGTTATTCACATCATTGAGGGCGGAGATTCAGCCGTCTGCAAGTACATAAATCGAGAACAATGGGCGGCGGCCAGGACGTTGCTGGGGTATTGGTTCCCCGGAAAGGACGTGTGGCCGGACACTTCTTGCGCGGTTTGTGGGGAGGAACATTGCCAATACGATGCTTTCCCCGGCATTTGCGCCGAATACGAGAGCGGCACCGTTACCCTGGAGTTGGCGAGAGCGATTTATAGCGTGGGCGTCGATGGGTCGCCAGTAGGCTTGCAGCCGGAAGATGAAAAGAGGCGAGCGGATTTCCTTAATTTTGCTGGGGGACTCGGCGCGCCGGGCATAGGCAACAGGCCAGTGTATTGCCAGAAGTGCTACACGTCACACAGCGAGCTACTGTCGTGCGATCCGCCGCCAGTAGGTCTGGTCTCAAAAATCCCAGACTGCACCATGACGCCTGAAGAAGAAAAGGCTGATGGCATGAACAAGGATCTGAAATGGCTGGCAGAAAACGTAACGCAGCGGCAAGGGGATGATAAACACAAGTTCCTTTCCATCTCCGAAGTTGCTGGCGCGGTCTACTACGGCCCGCCGAAAGAAAAGAGCGAGTTTACGCGCGAAGAGTGGCTAGCGGCCCGCAATGAGCTTGGACTGGACAGCCCATTCACAACCCCAGAAGAAGATGAAGCCTGGGCAGATGCTGAGCTCCGCATAGATGCTATTGCGCGGGACGGTGAGAGGGCGGCAGATTATTCCACAGAGAGCATGCGCCGCACAGGCTCTATCGGGCAGAACGGAAACACGGCAGAGCACTATGGCAAGCAGCCCCGCTACCAGGACACCCAAGGCGAAGATTGGATAGACGAGGCGGCCCGCACGTTCACGGCTGAAGAGTTTCGGGGTGCAATGCGCTTCACTATCGGCAAGTACAACCGGCGCATGGGCAAGAAGGACGAGATGATTAAGGAAATCGATAAGATCCGCGATTATGCGTCGAGATGGCTGGAAGTGGAGAAAGGCCGATGAAATTTAGAAAGAAGCCAGTAGTTATTGAGGCGACCCAGTGGTTTAAGAACGGCGATCACCCAGAAGATGCCGCGGTAGTAGTTGACAACCGAGATGCCGGGCAGCACCCATTTCAAACTGAAGGGAAGGTAGTTCGCCGATATTCCGGACTGGACGACTGCCGCCATTGCGGTCAGGTGATGAACGTCCACGGATGGATCGACACACTTGAGGGTGGGCATATCGTCTGCCCTGGCGACTGGATAATCACAGGCGTAAAAGGTGAGCGCTATCCGTGCAAAGCGGATATTTTCGAGGCCACATACGAGCCTGTGGGGTGATCCAGCTCACCGCCATAGTCTCCGGTCAGCCTGTCCCGATGCTCACCGGCAACCCGCTGGCCGAGGCTGCAAAGAGCTGCAAAGACAGGTTTGGTGCACGCTTTGAGGGTTTCGATATGCCGGACTGGCAGCGGGCGGCGCATGAAAAATGGGCAGCGTTTATGGCGAAAGAGATTGATCGAGGGGAGTTGAACGACTGGTTAAGCGGGCAGGGCGAGGAAGTGGCGATACGTGGGATTTTTAACCGGCTGAGGGGCTGATTTATGACAGACGCAAACGACGAACTACAGCAGCGTAGACGCTCGGCTCGTGTTGCTTGGCACGACTCATTCTATATTCCAAAGGATGATGCGCTCTCTAGGATTAGGGGTGAGCAGAAGGTTAAGCCGAAAGCACCAAAAGAAGCCGGTCAAGTTTACTCAAGGGGTTGGTATCAGAATATCTATGAGGCTGACGAGCAGAACAAAGGCAAGAGATGGATTGTTTCTCAGAAGCCGCTAATAAACGCTACGGATTCTGGGCGCTCGCCTCGGGACTTTTTCGAAGGTTGGGACCCTATCTGGAGATCAAAGGTTCAGGGGGCCATTAAGAAGCTTCCGAAGGTGCTTAAGTCGTTTGGCGCAATCATGTACTCACCTACTACCGAGTTCGGCACAGATGATTGTGAAATGGTGCATGAGGCGCTTCAGCTTGAGTTCTTCAGGGATTTCGACAAAGAAGAACTTTCGAAGATGCAGGCCAAGCGCATAATACGGTTGAAACTTCTTATGTTTGCAGCCATGAGACACCACAGGGATGTGGCTTTCGGTGGTGGCACAACGCTTGGCGGGCCAAAGGCTATCGGCCAGTTCCTTTATCACATGTATGCAGAGCGTCTGCCTGACACGGATCAATGGAGCAAGCGCTGGCAGCCCGACTGGGAGAAGATGCTCGGCATACTGGACAAGATGGAAAGAAAGACTCTTTCGCCGATTGCTCACACTTTGAATGAAATGTACGGCGAAAGCCAAGCCGCGTAATGGTTATTGCGTTTGTCGGTCGATATTGGTATAAATGTCCATAGTCGATAATTACCCCCGAAACCCGCACCCATAACAGGATTGCGGGTTTTTTATGCCCCGAACATCTCCACGCGGTCTGCTACGCCGCACCTCGGCCCCTTGCGGGCCTTTTTTTATTCTGGAGGCGACCATGCCCGTCATCATTCTTGAGCGCTTTGCATACGCGCCCGATGGCACGTTTGGCCGCCTCACCCTGCCCAGCGGTAAGCAATTCTTCACGGTTGAGCGTGCCTGGCTTGGCAATAAGCCCTTTGAGAGCTGCATCCCAGATGGTGTTTACGATCTGAAGCGCAGGCGCTCCGCCGTAGTCGAGCGCACCAGTGGCGGCGACTATCTCGAAGGATGGGAAGTCACCGACGTACCTGGCCGCACATTCATCATGATTCACCCCGGAAACTGGCCCGCGAACTTTGAGGGATGCATTGGCGTGGGTCTGAATTATCAAGTGATGGATGGCCGCAACGGCGTTACTCAATCCCGTTCAGCCTTTGCTCAACTGATGGGCGCACTGGATGGCCGGCACGATTGGCAGCTTGATATTCGACCTTTTCTGATGGAGTACCCATGAGCTTCTTCGGCAAACTCTTCGGCACTGAAAAGGCGCTGGCTGGCATCGTTGACGGTGTGACCAATGGCCTCGACGCTCTGATATACACCGACGAAGAAAAAGCCGGTGATGCTGCGCGTGATCGGTCTGAAGCGCGAAACATGGTTGTCCAGTGGATGGCCGCAACGCAGGGTCAAAACCTGGCTCGCCGGCTGATCTCGCTGGCGATAACCGGCGTCTGGCTGGGCATGTACTTGTTATCAGTGCTGTGCGGGATGATTGCCGTGTTTGCTGACAGCGCAGGAACCGTCACCGCCGCCAAAATCAACGCCGTGGGCTCGATCTCACAATCTGCGGCCATGGATATGAACCCCGCCGTGATGTTGATTCTCGCTTTCTACTACGCCGCTCCACACATGGGCGACATAGCCAAGGCCGTCACCGGGAAATTCACTCAAAGCGTCAATAAAGGCTAGATGTGAGCATACGCGACCTCATTCACAGCGCATCCACTGCGCCTCTAAAGATCGAAGCAGCCGCACCCTCACTGTCGTACATCGCTAACGGCTTTGTAATTACGTGGGGCGCTGTGACGTTCAATCAGATCATGATGCTGATCGGTACGTTGTTTGCCGTCGCCACTTATTTCACAAGCCTGTACTTTCAGCGCCGCCGCGACCGTCGCGAGCAAGAGTTTCACCAATACCGCTTGAGCGTTGAGCGCCGTATGGCCGAATCGGAGAACAGTTAATGCCCGCAAACACCATCTTCAGCACACTGACAACGCCGCCAATTCGACTGGCTAATGGCCGGCTGGACACGCGGCCCGATTATCGGGGTGGGGTTGCTCCTGGTGTTGGCGAAACTCCGGTTGACCCTGTTGGCGTGCTCTTTAGTGATAGTTTTGATGGGCAGGCGGACTGGAACAGCGGCGTGAACGGGGGGCTGTCAGAACAAGTTGCATCTGCTGGGTACACACTGCCGACCGATTGGACTGCCGTAAGGCAGACTAAGCGGTGGTCCCCGAGCACGGGGGAAGTGGACCGGCATCACGTACTTGAGTTAAACGATGCGTCCACCACGGAGAACCCAAATCGAGCCTTTGGCGGAACTGGTAAATCCCTTGTCAAATGGCGGGAAAACTACGGTTCTGGCAATGGCGAATGGCATTCTGACGGGATTCTTCTCAAACACATCGGAGAGCGATCAGAGGTTTATGTAGAATTAATGTTGAACCTTTCTAACGAGTGTGTCTCCTCTTTTTATGCTGGGGATTTTGGCACGACAAAAGTGCTTAGAATCCTGAGTCACGATGACCCGCTGAATGCCTCCTATAGCAATTACTGGACCTTTTTCAATACATATAACAAGCCCATTTGTATATTTGACATAGGCGGGAGTCCAACATATGGGATTCGCAACAAAATATCGTTTTATCGCTATGGCGATGGAACGCCGCTGCCCAACATCAGCGACACCATGGCTGGGTTCCCTTCAACCCGAAGATTTGCTAGCAACGGGGATTATGAGGGCAGCTTTAGTGAGGCCGGCAGGGATGGGCCGATGACAGATTACAAAAGCGGGGGGCTAATCACTAACAGTTACATCGACATAGACCAAGTGTACGGCGATGAGACCCAGTGGGTAAAAGTGGCGCTTTACGTCAAGATGAGTTCAGCTCCAGGCGTAAACGACGGCGAGTTTATGCAGTTCATTGACGACCGCCGGATATTGCATTTTAGAAATATTGGCTGGATTCCATCCCATGCGCCCATGAGGCAATGGAACATTATCTCTCTGGGCGGGAATGATTCTTTTGTCGGCAGGGATCTAGCGCTTCGTCACGAGGAATGGCTGGCTTTTGACAATGTAGTCGTTCGTGACTCCCTTCCGCAGAGGCTAATATAATGGCAATTGGCTATGTAAATTTTAAAGTAACGAAGAATCCCGATGATTTTACAAATATCAGCCCAACTACTACGTCGCAAGAGGCTATCCCTGATACATCGTGGACGGCAGGATATAGGACAGGTAATTTACCAAGCGCAGGCGAAAGTAATACGTCGGGGGGTTGGGTGCAAAGCAGCGGTGATGCTGCTTGGGCTATAGGAGACGTGTCGAGGGAGGGCCATTATGTAAGCTCTGGCGTTTCTCCTGCCCTTTTAGATATAAAGGGCTTCACGCCCGGTGAGTCTATAAGAGTGACGTGTTATTCCCGTTATGATACATCGCAAGGGCGAATTTCGCGCTGGATCGTGAACGGGAGTGCGCCGCAGGATCTGGCGTGTTACGACACCGCAGCGGGCACCCCAAACCTGAGCAGCGTCGTGGTTTTTGATGCGGTTGCGGACGGTTCGGGCGTTATTACGGTATCTCATAGTAACGCCCCGACTGGCTCATTAACGGGCCGCTCAACGGGTTTAAAAATTGAGCAAATTGCCGGAGCCCCTTCTCCAGCAATCACTCTCACCCAAACCGAAATCACCCCAGGCGGCACCATCTCAGGCTCTTACGCCAATTGGGGCGGCACAGCACCCACCAAGCTTGAGGGCATCCGGGGCGCGAACGTCATAGACAGCGCGACGGCAGGCGGGATCACCGGGCTTGTTATCACAGGCGACGGCACCAGCGGGACTTTCACCGCCACGACTCCCGCCTATACGGCAGGTCAAAACTTACGTACCTCAAACATCGCTGCTGGAATCTCTGACGTTACCTGGAGGCTTAGCTAATGGCCGCCGAACAAGTACTGCCCTATGTCCCGGCTGCGGGTCGTAACGCTGTTACGCTCACAAGCTGGGCGGGTGATGCGGTGTTCGGCGTCACTCCGGTTGCGGGCGGTCAAATTGAAGGGCCAGCCACTTGGACACTGAATCCTGATGGTACTGTAAGCGGGCCTGACGGTACTGAAACGCTGCACTATATCGCGCCCGATGGGATGACCTACGCCGATAGCTACACGATCACCAATCCAGATGTTACCAATCCCGTCATTGATACGCTGGCAGCTACTGGCACCGATCCCGACACGATTGATGTCTCATTCAACACCAACGAGAATAACGGCACTCGATACGTTTTTGCCTCGGCCAATCCTACCGAAATTGAGGCAGATATAATAACCGGTGCACAGGCCACAACTACGGTCACTGCTAGCAACGCACAAACTGACACGCTGACCCTTGCGGTAGGTAATTACTACGTTCACGTTTTACATGAGGACGCTGCGGGCAATCCGTCAAATATACTGGTTAGCGGGCTGATAACGCTTGCGGCTGCGGCAACCTCGGCTGAGGTTGTACTTCCGTATGTGGCGGGGGCTGACGATATCGTTGCAACGCTTGAGCCTGATTTTCTAACCTACGCGTTTGAGCAATGGCCCGCAGATGAACCGGCTGCTTTATGGCAGCTAGTCACTCTTACCGCTGACGGCGCCTATTTCGACAGCCAAGGCAACTGGTACGATACAGGCCCAGGCGTTTATAACATTCGGGTGATTGATCTTACCGGGATGGTTTACGAGCAGACAGTAGACACCCAGAACCTACAAACCACTACCCCGACCGAAGTCCCGCAAGGCACATGGACAATCGGCACGATCACCAAAGATCAGAACTCTGCGAGCTTTACGCCAACGTACAGCCTCACGGACGCCACAAGCTACGAATACTCGCTCAATGGCGGCGCTTATACCGCGTTCACTGGCACGATTTCACTGTCTGGCCTGAGTGCCGAGACTGCTTACAGCGGCAACGTGAAAGCCGTGAATGGTGCGGGTGATGGGGCTGCTCAGGCATTTTCGTTTACCACTGAGGCTGTGCCTGTGGGAGATCCTATAATTGAGCTACTCGGCGGCACCAGTGTTACCGCTGAAGCCGGAGAGGCGTGGCCAGATCCAGGCTACAACGCAACGGACGCAACAGGCGGCACACTGACTGCGGTTATTACTGGGTCAGCCAACACGTCAACTCTTGGCGAAGACGTGATTCAGTACACGGTCACGGACTCTGAAGGCAGAACAACAACCGCAACCCGCACCGTCACCACCATCGACACAAAAGCACCCGTCCTCACGCTTGAAGGCGGTAACGTAACACTGGCAGTTGGCGAGGCTTATGTAGAGCCAGGATACGACGCGCTCGACAGCTTTGAAGGCGACCTAACCGGCGCCGTTTCGGTGGGGGGAAGCGTAAACACATCGACAGACTCCACCAACCTATTGGTTTACTCCGTCGCAGACAGTAGTGGCAACATCGCAACTCGTATTCGGCGCGTTGTTGTGGGGACAGGGGGCGCTTTAACCAATCGCCGCGCTATCACTCAATCCATTGCAAGAAGCATATCCACATCCCAGGCACTACTGGCCGAACTTATCAGCGAGAGCGTTTAACATGACCGACATCCGATTGCTTACCAACGAAAGCGCCGACACCGTGACTGCACTGCCTGTTCAGGTGGGTGAGCGCGGAGGCGTAAATGTTTACGCATCGTTCACTTCCTTGGGAGGCGGCACTCTGAACATCTACGAATGCCCACGGCAGGATCTAAAACCCAACGTGCCGGTGTACAGCTCCGCATCCGGTGAGCCGCAGCACCTGAACGTGGCCATTGATTCGTGGCTGCTGGGCGAGCTTGTAGGCTCAACCGCGGCATCCGATGTCACGCTGGGCGTCGTAACGCTCGGCGAGGATGAGTGAGTAGAAGGCATGAGTGAGCTAAGCCCGAAGCAGGCGCTTTTTGTGGACGAGTATCTGAATGACTTGAACGCAACGCAGGCGGCTATGCGGGCTGGATACAGTGAGAAAACAGCGGAAAGCCAGGGTTGCCGGCTGTTAAGAAATGTCAAGGTTCAAAGTGCCATTCAAAAAGCGCAAAAGGCAGCCCAGATTCGCAATCACCGCACCATGGACGACGTGATAGCCGACCTAAGAGCCATTGCAAAGGATGCCATGCAGACCATACCCGACAAAGACGGCAACCTATTGATGGCCAACCATGGCGCAGCACTGAAAGCGGTAGAGCTGGAAGGTAAGCATCTGGGCGGGTTTGTGCAAAAGTCTGACATAACCGTAGAAACGAAAGGCCCGCTGTCAGTCCTGTTGAAACAGGCCAGAAATGACTCGCAGTGAGGAAATCGTTCAGGCCGATCACTACGTCAAGCTGTTCGATGAGGGTAAGCTAGAAACGCGCCTGGACTTGCTGGAAGCCTTAAACCTGAAGTGGTTCCGACTCAATACGCTGTACAAGATCAAAGTGAAGGAGCCGGTCACAGATAAGAATGGCCGCAAGTCGTTTGTCGTGCGATTCCGGCCCAACCGGGCTCAGCGCATACGGTATGCCAGCCGACACAACCGCGACCTGATCCTGAAGGCCCGACAGCTGGGCTTCACCACGTTCGAAATGATTGATGCGCTGGACGATTGCTTATTCACGGCAAACTTCAACGCGGGCTGTATCGCACACGCTCTGGACGACGCTAAAAGCATCTATCGCAACAAGATCCGGTTCGCTTACGAGAACATCCCGGCCAGCTGGCTGGCAATCCTCGACACCCTTGGCTTTGTGATGCCGGTACCCACATCGGACAAGAGTGAGGGTTACGTTTTCAGCAACGGCTCCAGCATCCACGTCAGCACCGGCTATCGGGGCGGCACACTGCAGCGGCTGCACGTATCAGAGTTCGGCAAGATCTGCCGCAAGTACCCTGAGAAAGCCGAAGAGATTATCTCCGGCGCCTTTGAGGCTGTCCCACTCGATGGCCAGATTACGATTGAATCCACTGCAGAGGGTCGTGAAGGGCGCTTTTATCAATACGCCACCGAAGCTCAACGGGCGCTGCAGCAAGGCGCAAAGCTTACATCCCTAGACTTCCGGTTTCACTTTTTCCCCTGGTGGGAAGAGGCGGATTACACCATGGACCCGGACGGCGTGGTGATTGACAGCAAGAAGGCCGACTACTTCGCATCGCTTGAGAAGGTCATCGGCCAGGCACTCACCCCGGGGCAGCGAGCGTGGTACGTGAAGAAAGAAAGCGTACTGAAAGACAAAATGAAGCGCGAATACCCCAGCACCCCAGAAGAATCGTTTGAGCAGGCGATTGAGGGCGCGTACTTCACCACACAAATGGCCCTGCTGCGCGAAAAGAAGCAGATTCGCCGCGTGCCCTACGACCACCGCCTGCCCGTTTACACGTTCTGGGATCTGGGGCGCAACGATTTTACCGCCATCTGGTTCATGCAGTATGCGTGGGGCGAATACCGGATGATCCGCTACTACGAGAACAACGGCGAGAACATCCAGTTCTATTGCCGCAAGCTGCGCGAATTTGAATACCACTACAGCACCGTTTATCTGCCCCACGACGCCGCTGTGACCGACTACAGCAACGCTGACAACATGAGCCGCCGCGACATAGTGGCCAGTATGGGTTATGGCGTAGAGGTGGTGACAAAGTGTCAGGACAAGCGCGAGGCCATACAGGCCGCGAGAGACATCCTGCCGGCCTGCTGGTTCGATGAAGAAAACTGCTCTGTGGGCATCGCACATCTGGATGCCCACCGCAAAGATTGGAACGACTCAACCGGCAACTGGAAAGACGAGCCATTCCGCGGCCCCGCCAAGCACGCAGCTGACGCTCTTGAGCAAATGGCCCGAGGCTTTTCCATGGTGGCAGGCGGCGAATCATACGAACCGGAGGTGTGCTGATGGCAAAGACGATCACGGTTGACCAGCTGGTGTACGCACTGGAAGGCCCGAAGACGAAAGTTCCAACCTACCGATTTGGCAAGAAAGTGTTCATGGAATACGAAAAGCTCCCCGGCGAATCCAAGGTGAAGAATGACAAGCCAAAGTAACATTGTGATCGGCAACGAGTTGCGCCCCGAAGACCACATCAAAGAGATGGACTGGGCCAGGCGCATTGCAGACTGCCTGGAAAAGCATTACCCGGGTTATTTGTGGGCCGTGAACGTGGATATGTACGGCGGCATGGCCACCATTCAATCACTGCAGCTGTCCGGAGAGTGGGGTTGTTACCTGAAAATGAGCAGCATTATCAACGACCCGTTCTTGGCCAAAGTAAAACAGTATGGCGGCGAAATCCTAGAACGCCATCGCGTGAGTCGCAGTGCCGCCAATGCGGATCAGATTGGAGCATTGCAGCGCGACCGACTCGGCAACATTCTGGCGGATCACACATAATGGCTGATGAAATCGAAGTTCCAGAAGGCCTGTATGCTGATATTGTCAGCGAAATGGAGGCCGAGCAGAGTGGCCCGAACCCTGACGAGTATTGGCTGGGCCTGGCGTCCACGGCCTTCACCACGTCTACCGACTATCTTGATGCCAACATTCGCAACCAGTGGGACGACTCGATAGCTCACCAGAACAACGAGCACGCCAGCGGCAGCAAATACCTGTCCGACACCTACCGCGCTCGCTCCAAGATGTTCCGGCCCAAGACCCGCACCAACAATCAGGCCGCAGAGGCATCGTTCGCTAAGGCCATGTTCAGCACCTCGGATCTGGTCAACGTCGAGCCCGAGAACGACAACGATCCCCTGCAGCGCGTCAGTGCCGACATTAACGGCTTTCTGATGCAGTACCGGTTGGCCACGTCGATCAAGTGGTATCTGACCGCCATGGGCGCGTATCAGGACGCGCGGGTGTACGGCGTCTGCGCTTCCTACCAGTATTGGGACTTTGAGGAAGTCATCGAAGACGAGCCCGAGAAAGAACCGGACGGCCCGCTGTCTGGGCTAGAGCAAGGCAGCCCGGCGACGGATGAGCACCAGCAATACGGCCAGGTCATCAACCGACCTACCGGCAGCGCTGATACAGCCCCTGTGGGTGGTGGTGAGATCGAGGACTTTCTGCCTGAGCCAACACCGGTGTCAAAAGCCGTTCGTGTATTGCGCGATAAACCGGCCTGCGATCTGTTGCCGCCCGAGAATGTGCGCTTTGAGCCTAACGCCGACTGGCGCGACCCCATCAACACCAGTCCCTACGTGGTCAGACTGGTGCCGAAGTACGCCGACGAAGCAATGCAGAAGATTGCCGCTAACGGTTGGCGTGAGCATGACATCAGTGCATTGATTCATGCAGGCAGCAATATGAATGAGCGCTCAGACCGCACCCGCGCAAAGCGTCAGGGTGAAGACCGGCAAGACCCGAGCGACCAGTCAGGCACCGAGCGCAACGAGTTCAGGATGGTTTGGCTGCACGAGAACTTTATTCGTGTGGGTGGTCAGGACTACGTGTTCTGGACCTGCGGCACGGACTTATTGCTCAGCGAGCCCACCCCCATAGAAGAGATCTACCCACACCTGCGCCACGGCGAACGTCCGATTACTCTGGGCGTGTGCGTAATTGAGAGTCACCGGAACTACCCGATGAGCCCGACGCAGCTGATTGCACCGCTGCAGGAGCAAAGCAACGACATTTCCAACCAGCGCATGGATAACGTGCGGCTGGTACTGAACAAGCGCTACATTTTAAAGCGGACACAGGGCGGTGGCGGTATTGATATGGCAGCCCTTGCCCGCTCTACCCCGGGCAGCTCAGTGATGACCCAAGACCCGGAGAAAGACATTCGGGTACTGGAAACCAATGACGTGACCAGCTCCAGCTATCAAGAGCAGGACCGGCTAGACCTGGCTATTGATGAGTTGTCCGGCACCTTCAGCCAGCAGACCGTTCAGAACAATCGCAACCTGAACGAAACCGTCGGCGGCATGGAGATGATGAACGCGGGGGCGTCGGACATTACCGAGTACGCCATTCGCACGTTTATTGAGACTTGGGTTGAGCCTACCCTCAGTCAGTTGGTCAGGCTTGAGCAGTATTACGAAACCAACGAAACCGTTCTGGCCATGGCGCAGGAATCCTCCAAGGGATACCAGCAGTTCGGACAGGGCGTGGCTATGGACGAGATGCTACGCCAAGAGCTGACCATTAATGTTAACGCCGGTTTTGGCAAGACCGACCCGCAGAAACGCCTGAACAGCCTGAACACAGCCATGCAGTCCGTGGCCCATCTGCCCAGCGCCATTGCCCGACTCGATGAAGATGAGGTTATCAAGGAGATCTTTGGTAACGCCGGGTACCGCGATGGTAAACGCTTCTTTAAGCCGATGGACGAGTTCAAAAAAGAGATGAAGTCCCAGCAGCAAGGCCCGCAAGGCGATCCGGTGAAGCTGCAGGAGCTGGAGTTAAAGGCTCAGGAAATGCAGTTCCGACAGCAGATGGAGCAGCAGAAGATGCAGCTGGATCAAGAACGCTGGCAGGCCGAGATCAGCATGAAGCGCGAATTCGATATGATGAAGCTGGCCCTGGATGAAAACAAAACCATGGCGCAGATTCAGGCTCAACTAGGTCTGAAAGAGAGCGACAACAAGACCAAGCGGGATATTGAGGCCGGCAAGCAAACGCTGGATCAAGCCCGATTGATTAACGAGCAGCGCAACCAGCAGATGGGGTATGACACGTATGGATGAGCACCCGGAAGATCAGGTGGTTCGCAGTAAGTCTGAACAATTCCTGTTTGCGGGGTTTGCCGTCGGCGAAGGCGTATCCAACTTTCTGCGCACCGACGCCGGCCGATACTTGCAGGGCGTGGCCGAACAGGAAATTGGCGAGGCGGTGCATGTATTTTTAGGCCAAGTGGATGCCCGGCGCAGCATTGAGCAGATTGCCGGAGCCCACGCACAAGCACAGAAGGCCCGCAAGGCCTTTATATGGATGCTTGAGGCCATACAGGCCGGTGAGGCTGCGGAGTACCAGCTGCGAGAACTGGACGATATGGAGCGACGCTAAACCCAACAATCACCCACTGACCCGCCACTGAGCGGGTTTTTTTATACCTGAAATGAGGCACACCATGACCGACGAAGCTACCAACAATGGCGTTTCTGAGTCAGAAGATCACGGCTTTGGAGCCGACCGTCTGGCCAAAATCAACGCGATTCAGAGTGACCGCTCACAAGAGCGCAACCCGGATGGCGCAGATGACGAGGACGCCCTGGCGCTGTTGCAATCCCAAGCCGAAGCGCTGGACGACGAGCTGAAAGGCTACGACGACGGCGAACCGGATGAAGAATTGGCTGACGATGCCGGCAGTGATGTTGACGCCAAGGCCGATGACGGCGACCCCATGCCTGACAGTGATTTGCCGCTGTACATGGAAGGCGGTCAGTGGATGGCCCGTATCAAAGTCGATGGCGAGATCAAAGAGATCCCGTTTGCCCGACTGCAGGCCGCCGCACAGAAACTGGAAGCAGGCGATAAACGGCTGGAAGAAGCCAACCGTCTGCGCCAAGAGATTGATACCCGAGAACAACAGTTGTTGCAGCGTGAGCAACAACTCCAGAATCAGCCACCCGCCCAGGGCGCTGACAGTCCGAGCCAGACTGAAAACGGCCAACCGGACGACGTGCGAGCGATTGCCCGGAAGTACCACGAAGCCCTGTTGAACGGCGATGACGACGACGTAACCGCCGACTTACTGACTCAGCTCACTACCGCGGGACGGCATCAGCCGCAAGTCGATGTGGCGCAGATTGCTCAGCAAGTCGAACGCCAAGTCGAGGCTCGCATTGCCGCAGGCAAGCGCGAATCGGACGACCGCCAACAGCAAGATGTGCGCAATACCGAGTTGCGCGATGCGTTTTCCACCTTCAAAGACGAGTTCAAGGATGTGTCTGGTGATAAAGAATTACTCCAGATGGCTGACCGACTGACCGTCGTTGTGGCCCAGGAATACCCTACCTATACCCCTATCCAAGTGATGCGGGAGGCGGGTAAGCGAACACGTACCTGGCTGCAAGAGAAGACTGGAGGCGCTGTTCGCACCAACCGCAAGCGCAACCTAAAAACCGCGACTGGCACCGGAGCTATTCAGCCTGGCAAGCCGGAAGTGAAACCAAAAACCCGAACGGATCAACTAAACGAAATTCGTTCGGCGCGTGGGCAAGTGCCCATTGGCTAATCAAGAGGTAATACAGCCATGAGTCAATTATGGAGCGTTGATACACTGGGCGGGTTTATGTATTCGGACCAGCTCTCATCCACCCTGCGGACTTCCCTGCAGCCCCTGACCCGCTTCCGCAACTTCTGCGACGTAGAAGACGCGAAAGAAAAGGGCACCGGCGACCTGTTCAACTGGAACGTCTATTCGGACGTGGCCACCCAAGGCGGAACACTCGCCGAAGGGTCCACGATGCCGGAAACCACGTTCAGCATCAGCCAGGAAACCTTGACCGTTACCGAAAAGGGTAACTCTGTCCCCTACACGCGCAAGCTGGATATTCTGTCCAAGCATTCGTGCGAGCAGGTGATTCACAAGGTTCTGAAGAACGATGCCAGCAAAGCATTGGATACCGCCGCTTACACTGAGTTTGCGAAGGCCCCTGTGCAAATGGCCCCGACCGGAGGCACCAGCGCTACCGCTGTGACCTTCACCGAAGGCGTGACTACCATCACCAACAACGTGGGACTATCCAAAGAGCACGTCAAGGCCATTGCCGACGAGATGGCCGAGCGCAACGTGACGCCATACGACGGCGAGAACTACTGCGCACTGGGTCGCCCGACCACTTTCCGCCCCTTCAAAGACGATCTGGAAGAGCTTCACAAGTACGTGGATGCAGGCTATGCCCGCATTGCGGCTGGTGAAATTGGCCGCTACGAAGGCATTCGCTTCTTCCAGCAAACCAACATTGGCACCAAAGGCTGGACCAATAGCAAGTCTGATGAAGCGTTCTTCTTTGGCGCCGATACCGCCTGTGAGGCGATTGTCGAACCCGAGCAGATTCGTGCGAAGTTGCCGGGTGACTACGGTCGTTCGCGCGGCATGGCGTGGTTAAACTAAGGTATAGCCACGAACGTCTGGCAACAGGCGTTTAGAAACTCCGTGAACTGCTGGGAACCCCTTAGAGCCTGACCACCACAACGTAGCTGGAAACGGCAAGCGTGAAGGTTTAAAAACGGACAGGATTGGGAAATCAGCAGCCAAGCCCCGCATAAAAGGGGAAGGTTCAACGACCATCATGTAGGGCTAAGTGGCCCGAAGTGCGGAGCCCCGGAAACGGGTGAAGATATGGTCTGGTCTGCATCGAAAGATGTAGCGGCGCGGCTTTATATGGTATTATTGCGTGTACTCAAAACAGAGGGCGTGCAATGAATATTAATATAGAGCTCATCGAAAGGTTCCATGAAAAATGGACTCTGAGCCCCAGCGGTTGCTGGGAGTGGCAGGCAGCTAAGGCTGGTGCTGGGTACGGCGCAATGAAGCAGCCGGGAACCAGGATTATGCTTTACGCCCATAGGCTTTCTTATTTGCTTCATCATGGTGATCTGGCAGATAAAGAAGTTGTTTGTCACAGTTGCGACAACCCATCTTGTGTTAAGCCGAGCCATCTATTTAAGGGTACAGCTAAAGACAACCTTCAGGACATGAAGGCAAAGTCCAGGCATTTATTCGGCGAGCGAAACGGTTCTTCAAAGCTGACTGACGACAAAGTGCGCCAGATTCACCGCTTGGAACTTGAAGGCTTATCGCAAGGGAAAATCGCAAAATCGTTCGGAGTTGCCCAAGGCACGGTTAACAAAATCCTGCACGGGCAAAGATGGAATCACATCTACCTAGAGATGAAAGGCGCGGGTCAGGATTAACGCCCCTGGCTGAACATAAACGTATATATCGGCGGCTATGGCATTTCTCACACCGCCGCTGCAAACGCTCGCATCTTCAAGTGGTCGTCTGCCGCTTAAACCCCTGCAGGGCGGCACACGTCGCCCTTTGCTTTTGATATGAGGAAACACCCATGAAAGATTCCAAGATGGGCGCGAAAGGCGCCAAGGGCAGCGAGAGCGCAATCAGCGAAGGTCTGCGCGATAAGTCAAACTTCAACTCGAAAGAGATGCACAAGCCTGGCAACGAGAAGTCTCAGCGCCCGGCCAAAGGTTCAGACCGCATCTAAACGCGGTTCAATCAGAAAAGGGGCTGCTTCGGTGGCCCCTTTTTTATGGGAGGCACTATGCCCGTTAAATACCCGTACCAAGGTTTGATGATGACCGATGAGCGCAACAAAGTGATGCGCAATGTTGGTCGCGGCTCCGACTATCACATGGACGACTATAAGCCCGACCAAGGAATCAACGCCGAGCCGACCGATGGCCCGACCGAGGGGGTGGTCAGCGCAAAGCGACTCAACCCACACCATCACATCAAGAGCGGGAGTTGCGACTGATGCTGGACACCGCCAAGCCCTTTGGCCGGGTTCGTGGCGCCCCGGGCATTGCGTATGAGCAGGCCGGCAACCTGTACAACGCCCAGAAAGAGCCGGTAGATGCGTCAGGCCAGCCGCTCAAGAAGTCAGCGCCCAAGAAGTCAGCCCCCAAGGCTAAGACAGAAGATCGCCCCGCGGGCGTCCGGCCCATGAGCGAGCAGGAAGAGGATAACGAATGAATTACAGGGCTCTGTGCAGCACATTTGTGCGAGAAGTCGGTATCGGCGGCGGCGGCGAGGTGCCAACAGTCGTTGGTCAGACCGGCGAGTTGGCGCGGGTGGTGGGCTGGATTGCTCAGGCCAACGCTGACATTCAGAGCCTGTACTTCGACTGGAAATTTCTCTGGTCAGCCAACACCTTTGACGCCCTGGCAGATATAAGCACCTACGCACGGCCTGAAAACTGCCACTTCTATGAGCGCGACAAGGCATCCATTGGCAATGTGCGCGGCGTTACCGTGGTGGAGCATGAACTGTGGGACGGCTACGACGACGGCGCCACTGGCAGGCCCACCACGATTGTCTTGCTGCCCGATGGCCGGGTTCAGCTGTACCCAACACCCGACGCCGTGTATGCGGTCAGCCTGCCGTATTACCGCACCCCGCAGATCCTGACTGACAACACCGACATCCCACTGATACCGGAGTCGTATCACGACCTGATCTGGATGCGAGCCGTGATTAAGTACGGCTACTACGAGTCTGCGCCTGAGATGCTGCAGCGGGTTCAGGCCGAATACCCCAGCCGCCTGGCGTCACTGGAAGCCAATCAATTACCCAATCGCTACCGGTACGGTCTGGCGCACGACGGCGATCCGCTGGTGGTGGTGCCGCAATGAGCCTGCCGCGATTCAAAACCAAGACCATTTCCTTCCGTGGCGGCCTCAATCTTGAAGCCGATCCGCTGATGATTGCCCCGGGCGCGTTGATCCTGTGCAAAAACTTTGAGTGCAAGGTGGGTGGCGGGTATCGGCGCATTGGTGGTTATGAGCGCTTCGATGGGCGTATAGCCCCGTCCATGGCCGAAACCCCTGAATTGGCCCGGGAGGACATACTCGCTGTGCCAGGCTCAGGCCCGATTCTGGGCCTATGGCTGTATCAGGGCACGGTGTACGCCTTTCGCAATAATGAGGCGGCGACTGAGGCCAAGATGTACCAGTCCAGCGGCGGAGGCTGGCAGGAGGTTATTACCGGCGCCACGCTTGAGCCAGGCGGGCGATTTGAGTTCAAGAATTACAACTTCAGCGGCACATCGTTTGCAGAGAAGATGTACGGCGTTGATGGCAAGAACGATTTTTTCTCCTTCGACGGTATGACTTTCGTTCAGATGCCAGTTGCAGGCTTCACCACCAAGCCCTACCGGATGACCATTCACAAGAACCGTGCGGCACTGGCTTTCCCTTTGGGGCAAATGGTGCTGTCTGGCGTGGGCGATCCTGCCGATTACGACACAGCCACCAGTTCGGCTGCACTGATTGCCACTGGCGGCGAGATTATAGGGCTGCAGACCACCGTAGGCGGCGCCTTGGCTGTATTCATGCGCAATCGGGTGTCGATTCTGTACGGCTCGACCACTGCCGAGTTCCAGTCCCAGGATCTGCGCAACCAATCTGAAAAATCCGGCGCCATTGCCGACACCATTCAGGAAGTGGGTGACACGATTTATCTGGACGACCGCGGTCTGACATCCCTGGCCCAGACCGACAAGTTCGGCAACTTCCAGAGCGCCACGCTGGATGAGGCGGTGAAGAACTACCTTGGCTCACGCAAGACTCAGGTGATCGACTCCACCGTATCCCGAGGCAATAACCAATATCGCCTGCTGCTGGAAAGCCCAAGCGGCACCGAGGTCTTGACGCTCACACTCAGCAATCAGGGCATGGAGGGTTTTGGGCTCAGCAATTACCCCGTTCGATTCTCCTGCGCCATTTCTGAAGAAGACAGCGAGGGCTTTGAGCGCATTTTCGTGGGCTCGATTGACGGCATGGTGTACGAACTGGACCGAGGCGACAGCTTTGACGGTTTGGACATTGAATCCTATCTGAAGATTCCCTTTCACCACTACGGCTCACCGGATTACCGCAAGCGCTTCCGTCGCGCCATTGCCGCCATTGAAACACCGGACGCCATTAACGCCCGAATCAAACCCGAATTTGACTATGGCAGTGGTGGTGCAGCCCCGCACACAGCCAGGTCGCAAGACGTTCTGGCCCGGGGCGGTCAGTGGGGGCTGGACGACTGGAACGAGTTTACCTGGTCATCCCCCGTCACAGGCAGAGCTCAGGCCGACATAGGCGGAACTGGCGAAAACATGGCCTTATTGTTTTACCACAAAGGCCAATCCGCACCGTTCATCATCCATAACGTCACCATCCACTACATGAACCGGAGGCTCACCCGATGAGCAATGATTTCTACAACTACAGCGAGATCCTGCTCCCGGGTCAGGTGGCGCGGGCAGAAGACGTGGCTGCCGAGCTGAACGGCGTAACGTCCGGTTTTAATCTTCTGCCAAAGCCGCGCCCAGACGGCACCGGGTTTGCCGAGCCGTTTGTTGTGGCTCAGGCTGTGGATGACAATCAGGCGGCTACCTTTGGTCAACTGAAAACGCTAGAGACATCGGCGCAGGACGCCAGCGACAGCGCAGCGCTCAGCGAAACCACTGCGGCCGAAAGTCGGGACCAAGCTGTGACGGCAAAGAACGCCGCCGAAGGTCACGAAACGGCTGCAGGAGTCAGCGCAGCCAGCGCACTGGACAGCAAAAACAAGGCGCTCAAGTGGGCTGAAGAAAACGAAGACATCGAAGTTGAGACTGGCCTATATTCGGCCCGGCACTGGGCGGCCAAAGCGGCTCAGATCACGTCGGGCGCGCGAGCGTATCAAGGGGCGTTTGACGCCTCTGGCGGCGCATACCCAATCGCATCACCCATCGCGACGGACGAGGGCAAGTATTGGTTGATCTCAGTGGCCGGCACTTTACCGGCTGGCGCCGTGAGTGCGGGCGATGAACTGGCGATAAGCGCCTCCCAAACCTACGAAATTATCCGACTGTCTGCGCTCTACGCCCAGAAAACAAACAACCTGTCCGACCTTGCCAGTGCTACCACGGCGCGCAGCAATCTGGGCTTGGGCTCGGTTGCTGTCGAGGCTGTGGGCACTGGCGCTAATCAGGTGCCAAAGCGGGATGGTAGCGGAAACATCCCCGGAAACGTCACCGGTAGGGCGCTGACCGTCACCAGCGCAACCTCTACTGCCCAGGGATCGGTTCGCCTTGCAACTACAGCAGAAACCATCACAGGTACAAGCGCTGAAACCGCTATCACGCCAGCTGCGTTAAGGGCGCTCCTGCCGCGAGGCATTATTCTGGACTGGTCAGGAAGTGCTGCCAGCGTGCCGGCTGGATGGGCGCTGTGCAATGGCACCAACGGCACCCCGGATATAAGCGACAAGTTCGTGATTGCTGCGGGCTCTACATACGCTGTTGGCGCAACAGGCGGTTCAGCCGATGCGGTTGCTGTGTCTCATAATCACTCAGCTAGCTCTGGGTTTGGTGGCACTCACGACCACACTGGAAGCACCAATACAACAGGAAGTCACGCGCACGGGTTTGATCTTGGGGATAACAACGACGATCACGCTTCCCTCGCATCAGCCTCTAACGGTGTCAATGTCGGCGTTGATGGCGCAACAAAATCTGCCGGAAACCACAACCACTCCCTCAGCATTGCCCCTGCCGGAAACCACAACCACGGAATAACCGTGGATGCGTCCGGCGTATCTGGCACCAATAGAAATCTGCCCCCCTACTACGCTCTCGCCAAGATCATGCGACTCTAGGACCAATCTCATGCGCCAAATCGTACCCGCTCAAAATCTGGTCTTTCTCAGTGATAATGACAGCTACACCGTCAGCTGTATCGACCTGGTGAACCGCAACATCGCCTACGTGGGCGAGGACAATAACGGCTTGTGGGTGGAATACACGCCGTTCACCGGTCGCGTCAGAGTGTTTGATAGCACCATCATCGACCTGCTGTTCTTTCGTGCCCGCGCTCAGAGGGATGCTCTACCCGGGCCAGCCACCGTCGAAGAAGTCCGAGCCAGCCGCGGTGCTGAAATCAACACAATCCGCGACACCAAAATCGCAGAGGGTATGCCTTACACCTTCCCCGATGGCGCCGGCACAATCCAGCTGCGCAATCAGGCCGACATCAGTAACATTCTCGGCGTATCCGCCGTGGGTCAGTCGCTGATAATGACCGGTGACACCACGACCACCGTGAGCTTTCGCGACTCCGAGGACACCACTCACACGCTCACAGGCCAAGAGGTGGTGGTGATGGGCCTGGCTGTCTCTCAGTTCATTGGCAGTCAGTACGCCGCAGCCTGGGCTCACAAGGACGCGCTGGCCGAGATCTTTTCTGTGCCTGACATTAACGCCTACGACATTAACGCGGGCTGGCCGACTTAATCACATACCGGAGTAGCTATGGCAACGACCAACGCAATCAAGCCCGTCACCCAGGAAGCCCAGTCCAGCACGTATGAGGCTGCACAGGGCGACTCCAGCAATTACCAGCCGACCACCAGCCAGGTCAGCAACGACGCCACCGTACAAGGCCGTCTTGAGGGGCTGCTCAGCCAGGGCTCCAAGTACATGAAGGTCGCGGAAAGCAAGGCGAACGAGCTGTCCAACAAGCGCGGAATTCTTAACAGCTCAATGGCAGTGGGGGCTGCTCAGAAGGCCAACATCGAATCGGCCTTGCCCATTGCTCAGCAGGACGCAGGTGCGTTTGATCTGCGCGAACGGGGCAATCAGGCGGCACAGAATCAGGCCGGGCAGTTCAACGCCGGCCAAGATCAGCAGATGACCCAGACGAACATGGCCAGCGATAACGCGGCCGGCCAGTTCAATTCGGGGCAGGATCAGCAGAACAGCCAGTTCAACGCGACCCAGCAGAACAGCATGGCGCAGGAACAATGGTCGCAAGAGTCGTCCATGGCGCACGACGCCACCATGGCCAGCCTCAACAGCTCGCTGGAAAGCGGCATTATTGACCAGAAGGCGTTTGCCAATCTGCGGGGCCAGTTCCTTGACTCCATGACCGGCCTGGCCAGCGAAAGCCAAATCAACATCTCTGAAATTCAGGCGAACGCCAACATCCCCGCCACCGAAAAAACCAAGCTGATCGAAAACCAGATCAAAATGCGCGATGCCGATATGAAAGCCATTAGCGAACTGTTCTCCAAGATGCCCATGTGGCAACAGAACTGGTCACAACCGCAAGGAGCCACACCATGAATTGGTTGATGTCCGCAGGTAATGCGGTGGCCGGGTACGCCACCGATGCCTTTAGCTATGTGCAGAATAACGAATGGGCCGCCAACGCGGTGGCCGGTGCAGCCACGGCAGGTGCCGGCTATCTCATGCAGAAGGATCAGCAGGATTACGACACCCGCCGCGAGGATAAGGCCTGGAATCGAAAAATGGATCTCACCAAGGCGCCTACGATTGACGGCGGTGCTTACGATTGGTCAAACCTGTCTGACGGTGGCCTTGTCGGCAGCGGCCTGATAACTCAAGCCAACCAGTAAGGGTTTCATTATGGGAATGGCAGACAGCGATAACGCAGGCGGCTCAGGCAACACAGGCGGCGGGTCTTCCAGTGGAGGATCATCAGGCGGATCTTCAGGCGGAGGCGGCGGAGGTTTTGGGCGCGACACCCCAGGCTCCCCGAATGCTGCAGACGGTAAGCGCGGGTCCACCATGGGCGCCGATGGCGGTACAGCCACAGGCGGCGGCACAGGCCGCGGCCAAAACACGCCAGGCGCACCCCAGAACGACGGGCGGCGAGGCACGAACGCAGACGGAACCACGTCGGCATCCCGCGCCAGAGGGGCTATGAGCCGCCATGCTGCCGAACGAACCCAGCGAGAGGCTTCGACCGGCATTGCCGGCACCGAGGCCGATCTTGGCGAAGGTGAAGGTTACAGCCACCAGGACGCCATTGCAGAACGCGCCAAAACCGGCATGGTCAGTCCGCGTGAAGCGGAGATGGCCAGAGGGTATGCGGCAGGCAGGGAAGGTGCGGTAGCTCAGCAAGCCCTTGGCGGCGTAGTGGGTCAAGTAGCATCCGCTGCAACCAGAGCCCCTGGCGTCGGCGATATTGCCAGCGCTGGCATTGGCGCAATGGCTGGCTCTATGAACAGCACCCCCGAGGCCAGTTACGGCACTGCCGTTGGCCGCAATCGTGCATCCAATTCTACAGTCCAGTCCGCCGCGGAAATGGCGGCGGGCATGACCCTAGGGCCAATTGGCGGTATTGGCGTCGGGATGATAAACGCCGGAATTAACGCCAACAAAACCCAGGACTTTGCTCGAATGTCAGAGGCGATGGGCTTTAACGCTGCTAGCACCCCACCCTCTCAGGGCGTATCGGATGGAAGCGCCCAGCCCGTCACCACCACCGCACAAAAAGCCCGGCAGGCATTCGCCCCACAACAGTCGTTTGAATCACCGACGATCAACTTCAACGATTACGCAGGCGGCTATCTGTCCCTTGCACAAAGTATATGAGGCAACCCATGGCTGGTATGATTTCGCAAGCGCAACAAGCACCCCAGGAAGCGCCGCAACCGCAGCAGAATATGGCTCAAACTGAACCCAATGCAGCGCAAGAGGCTCCAACCAATCCAGAAGAGGCGTATAATATTGCGTCAGGGCAGATGCTTAATTTCCTGTACGACGATGCTGGAAAGGAAGCGCTGACCACCATGATTCAAAGCGCCAGCGACCCCAGTCAGGGCATGGCGCGACTCATGGCAAGATTGCTGGTGACGGTTGAACAGAGTGCGCGACTGGCCGGGCAGAAGTTGCCCCCTGAAGTCATATTCACAGCGGGCATGGAGTTGGCAGCGGCCATGAGTGAGCTTGCGCAATCGGAAGGTTTACTGGACAAGGCCGGCGAAAAGGAGGCGACAGAAGACGCTTTCTTTGAAGCCATATCCCTGTTCGCCAATGAGGCCGGGGAAGAGGCGCTGACCGAAGGCGACCGGCAAGCCTACGTCGCCATGATTGACCAGATTGAAGAAATGGCCGCAAGCCAGCAGGGCCAAGCTCAGCAAGGACAAGCGCCACAAGCCGCGCAGCAGCCACAGGAGCCGCAGCCGCAGCAACCACCACAAGAGGCCATCGCATGAGTGGATTCATTGCACAAGCGTTGTTAGGCGCCACTGGAGGCGCGGCCACTGGTATGGGCAACAAGCTGCGCGAAGAGGCCAAGCTAAAGCGCCAGCAGACCCTGGATGACAGCCGCACCCAAAACGAATTGACCGTTCAGGCCAAGGGCAGTGAGCTGCGGAAAGGCGAGGATGCCGGTAGAAGCGCCTTGAATATCGGCGAGCAGAATTTGCAGAACGAATACGCGTCTGGCGAGAGCGTTAAAAACCGCGAGCATGAACTGGCCCTTGCTGATAAGCGGCATGGCCAAGATAAAGATATGGCCGATTACCGGCTGACCACCGAGCTAACCCTGGCGCGAGAAAATGCCAAGGCCAGCGGCAAACTCAGCGACTGGCAGAACGCCAACCTTGACCGCATCAACGGCAGCGTGGACAACCTGCAGAAGATGGAACGCGACCTGATGACCGGCAAGACCGATGGGATGGAGATTTCCCTTGGCCTTGAAGCCGAGGACAGCGGCAGCATGGACAACGGCGAGAAGTTGGCCGTCATCCGGCAGCGCCTGAAAGCCGAAGAAATCAAGTTCAACCGCGTACTGGGCAACCAGAAGGGCGTGGATTCCGGCATGGCCGTTTTGTCCGAGGCTGCCAACATCACCGGGGGAGAGGCCAAGACCGAGTTCCTGACCGCCTTCCGTGCCTCCAACAGCTACAGCGAAGATCTGGAGCGCCAGGTGGATCAAGTGTGGGGCAGTAAAGACACCCCGTCACAGCAAGTCACTGCGCCCGGGTCAGCACCAAGCCCAGCACCACAGGAAACCCCTGGCGGCGGCATCATTGCCCAAGCCAGAGCGACCGAGACACCTACTCCAGCGCCCGCGAAGCCCGCGATGCCGGATACCGTGGATATGTCGCCCAGCAACAACAGCGCGCAAACCCTGCAGCAGAAGATCATCGAGCGCAGCCGGCAGCAAGGACAGGAGAATCAGGCCGCCGACGTAAAGCGGGGCGTCACCGAGGTACAAAACTTCCTGGTGTCCGACCGTTCCATGAAGATGGACAAGAACGACCGTGCCGCCTTCCTGATAAATTACGGCGAATACTTCAAGTCCATGACCGATGACGCCAAGGCGCAACTTAAAGCCGTGTTTGGCGACGACGCAATCAACCGATACCTTTAAGGGGCGCCCGGTCCATGAGTAAGTATTCCGAGTTTTTTTCCGCACTGGATCAGCAGGCCGAGCAGCCGGACACCTATCTGGAGTTTGATGCCCCCAGCCCAAGAGTGGCCACATCAAAGCCACAACCTGAGCCGGAGAGCGCCGAGGCGCCGGGCATGATCTCAAACGCAATGCGTTATGCGGGCGAGCGCGGCATGGACTTGATCGGTAACGCGATTCAGTTTGCTGGACGGCTGGCCGATGGGGGTGAACAGAAGATCACCGGCGCATTGGGCGGAATAAACCCGGGTGTACGGGCCGGCAACGCTCAGGATATGCGCGATAAGGGCTACGATCCTGACTTTGAGGTTGGCGGGTATGGCGTTGATTTCACGGCCAGATTAAACCCGGAAGAAACCGACCTTGGCCTACAGGGCCTGGGTCAGTCAGCCGAAGACGTGACGCTTGGGTACCAGCCCAACTACACCATAGACCGGGCAATCGACGAGCCCTCCATAGAAACCATCATTGGCGCGGCGGCGGAGAATGGCCCCGCTGCACTGGCTGATATGGCTGCCATGATTCTTAGTCTGCCCGCCTATCTTGGCTCCCGCACGCAGGAAATTGCAGAAGCCCGCGTAGAAAACAACTTTGGCAACATCAGCAAAGCCTCCCCCGAGCTGCAGTCTGCGCTGGTTAAAAACTTCACCGAAGACCAACCCATCCCCGAGCATCTGCAGAAAGAGGCGGATCAACTTGCGCTGCCAGGGTGGGACGATTACAAAGTAGCTGGCCCAACAGCGGCGGCCTCGGTTTTGATTGACCGTATCGCGCTTGGCAAGTTGCTACCTGGCGGCAAGGGTGCCATTAAGAGTTGGCGGCAACTGCCCGGCGCTGCTGGTCGAGCCTTTGTAACGGAGTCGGGCACTGAGGCTGTCCAAGAAGGCGGCATTGAATACGCCGGTGAATCCATCGGCACACAGAAGGGTTATAGCTCAAACGAAGCTGTACGCAGGGCTATTGGCGGCGCAATTGTGGGCGGGCCTACAGGTGCGGCAGTACGAGGGGCGACGGCTTCCGTTGAAGTGCGCCGGGATCAGGCCGCACAGAAAATAGCCGAAGATGCCTTACGCGCCAGAGAAGCCTCAGCAGCCGCAGGCGGTGACGCACTGGATGCCGCCAACGCGGCCAGTGAATCCATTGCCGGCAATCTGAAAAACCCGATTGTTCGTGATGAACCCATGAGCGACATTCGTGGTCTGATGGCTCAGGCCCAGCAGCAGGGCGATATGCTGACCAGTGGCGCCAACGATGCCGATATTGCCAACGCTGCCCCGGATCTTTGGGCGCCCAGCACCGCACCACGGCCTTACGACATTGGCCGGATGGGGCGTAACCTCGCCAATCCGCCTGTTGATGCCCCCGCCGAAGCGCTTTCAGAACGAATCACGGACGTTGCGCAGGGACCAGAAATCCCCGCCGCACCCGGGCCAGCACAATCGGAAGCAGGCCCGCAGGTCACCGAATCCGGCACTGGCGTGTTCCGTGTGCCCGTCGATCAGATCAACGTTGATGCCGAGCAATACCAGTTCCGCAGTCGCGTGAATGAACAGGGCGTGGATAAGCGCCTGGATGGCGTGAAGAAGTGGGATGATGGACGCGCCAACAACATACTGGTGCATCGTCGCGTAGACGGCTCACTGTACGTTGCTGATGGCCACCACCGCCTTGACCTGGCTAAACGCTTAGGACAGACCGCTGTAAACGCCAAGATCATTGATGAGGCCGACGGCGTTACTGTTGAGGACGCTCGCTTTGATGCCGCTATGAATAACATAGCCAACGACAAAGCCGATGCGCTGGACGTGGCCAAGGTATTCAGAAATTCCAAGTTACCCGTCAGCGAAGTGCGGAAGGCGCAAGACCTGCCCAACAATCAAGCAGCCCGCGACGGCGAAGCTCTGGCAAAGTTGTCGGATAATGCCTTTGGCATGGTGGCAGCCGGCCAACTTAGTGAAAAGGACGGCGCCGCAATAGGCTCTGCTTTTTCCGAGACAGGTCAGCAAGAAGCCGCGGCGTCTGCCTTTCAGAAGATTGAGCCGCAGACCGACTATCAGCGCCAGCTTTTAATCAGCGAAATTCGCGCTGCAGAGTTTGCGCAATCCCAGGGCGATCAGAGCGGCTTGTTTGGGGATGACGCGCAAGAAGTGTCGTTGATGCAGGATCGACTGAAAGTGCTGGAGAAGCTGCGCCAGCAACTGAACATGGACAAGCGCCTATTCAAAAGCCTGAACGACAACGCCGATAGAGCGATTGTTGCTGGAAATAAAATAGCGGTTGAGGCTAATGCTACAATCACAGAGCGCAGCGCAAAAAGCCTTGATCTAATCGGGCGCGTAACCACGACCCCAGCGCTGAATGAGATGGTGAATCGTGCCGCTCGCCGCGTATTTGACGGCGGCCCTATCGCCACCGTTGCTAAAGAATTAAAACAGGAGTTGGCCAACTATGAATCGGGAACAACTACAGGCGTCGGCAGACCGAAGACAGCAGCACCAAGCGGCAGACCGACTGCTCAGCCAGGGAAAAACGCTGGATCAGATAAACCAGTATCTGGCCAAGACACCGCTGAAGCAGGTCAAAGCGGACAACCTGAAATCGGACGGCCAGAAGCAGCCCCCGACCTCGACCTAACCGCCCAAACCGAAGCCGAACTGGCCAAGCAAGCTGCAGACCGCGATGCTGCCGAGAAGGCCGCCACCAAGGCCAAGCGTGACGCCGAGCAGAAAGACAAGGCCGATGCCCAAGCGGATGATTTCGTACTGTCTGGCAGCGACCGGCAGGCCGATGTAGCCGAGGCGCGTGGGCAGGGGAGTTTGCTGGATCAGCCCGAATCAACCACCCGTCAAGCACCAAAAGCCGCTGATGCCAAGCCTTCCGAGCAGGCAGATAGTGAGGCGCCGGCAGCCAGTCAAGCAAGTGGCGTGCCTAATCGGGACTCCATTATATCTGATTTTGGCCAGAAGCTAGAAGGCGCCCGAAAAGATTACGCAAGCCGCATGGCCGACGCGAAAGAGAAAGACGTTGCCGGCGTACCGCTGTCCGAATCATGGCCCCAGCCTGACTACCAGAAGATGATTGATTCTGGCGTTGACCCTGTGGCCGTTGGTTTTGCCCGCGCAGCCCGAGACGAAGTACCGTCAAAGCCGCGCAAAGGCTGGAAGCTGAAAGGTTGGGCCCGCGACGTTGAGGCGCTGCGCGACGTTGCCGAAAAGATTGTTAGCGGTGACATCACCATGGATCGAGTGCGTGAATCTGCCGACAAGCAAGAAAATCGCGCTGTGGCAGCTTACACCGTTGGCCTGGCAGAGCTTTATGCCGAAGTTGGCCACAGCAAGAGCCTGAAAGGGCTTCGGTTCCACAAGGCGCACTTCTCGCTCTGGAACGGCGAAAAAGATGTTACCAAGTGGCTCATTGAGCGCACTGCAAGCACCGCCTCATTCGGCAACATGCCGCGACAGATCGTTGCAGCTGACACCAAAGAGCAGGCTATTAAGGAGTTCCGAAAAGTCCATGAATCCATGGGCGAAAAAGGGAAAGCGGAAAAGCAGACTCGTTTCGATATCTATTCCGACCGCCGCGATAAGAGCGACATTTTCATTGGTAAGAAAATTGGCAAGGATGTTGTTCGGATCAAGGAAGGGTTCAGTTCCGTCAAGGAGGCCCGCGAATACCTGTCCACCAAACAGGACGCGCTTGAAAGTATTCTGAGCAAAATGAAGAACATTCCAGATCATCGGAAGGCGATCAACTCACCCAGGGTAGGCGCGGATCACCGCAACGGCGGCGACGTGACACCGGAGGCATTTGCTGAAGCTCTGGGATTTAGAGGCGTTCAGTTTGGAAATTATGTGGAGCAGGGCCGGCGCCAAGCCGACTTGAATCAAG